CAATACAATATCACTGCAACTGCACTTAGTGGTGGAACTAACTTATTAAATGGATTTACTGTTGGTGGGGGTTCTCAATTAATTGAAGTTGATAGTAAAGCAGCACTACAGTTGGGTAGAAGTGGTATTGGTACAATCAGTGATACTTATACACTTGCTTGTGCATCTCCAAACACAAACAAAGCAGCACTTGCAGTATTGAACTGGATTGAACAGAGGTAAATTTTATGTCGATTCAAGATATTCAACTTAAGCAATCTGATGCTTATCTTTCTAACCCGAATTTAAAAAGAGCAAATACCTCATTCTCTTGGACAGAAGAACAGGTTATTGAATTTTTAAAATGTAAGGAAGATCCAGTATATTTTGCAAAAAACTATATCAAAATTGTTTCTCTTGATCACGGATTAGTTCCATTTAGTCTTTATCCATTTCAAGAAAAGTTAATCAATAATTTCCATAAGCACAGATTTAATATCTGTAAGATGCCTCGTCAGACTGGTAAATCAACAACGTGCGTATCTTACTTGTTACATTATGCAGTTTTTAATGACAACGTAAATATTGCTATTCTTGCAAACAAAGCATCAACCGCACGTGATCTTCTTCAAAGATTACAACTTGCTTATGAGAACCTACCCAAATGGATGCAGCAGGGGGTTCTACAGTGGAACAGGGGAAGTTTAGAACTGGAAAACGGATCAAAGATAGTCGCTGCCTCTACAAGCGCCTCTGCGGTTCGTGGAGGATCATATAACATCATATTCCTGGACGAATTTGCATTCATTCCAAACCATATTGCGGATGATTTCTTTGCATCCACCTATCCTACAATTTCATCAGGTCAAAGTACAAAAGTTATTATAGTTTCTACACCTCGCGGTATGAATCACTTTTACCGCAAGTGGCATGATGCAGAAAGAGGTAAGAACGAATATGTGCCTACTGATGTTCACTGGTCAGAGGTTCCTGGAAGAGATGAAAAATGGAAAGCATCTACAATTGCAAACACTTCAGAACAACAATTCAAAGTTGAGTTTGAATGTGAGTTTTTAGGATCTGTTGATACTCTTATAAATGCTTCAAAATTAAGAAATTTAGTTTATGAAGATCCTATAAAGAAAAACAAAGGATTGGATATTTATGAAGATCCTATTCCAGAACATAATTACATGATTACAGTTGACGTTGCAAGAGGAATAGGAAATGATTATTCTGCATTTGTAGTTGTGGACATAACTGCATTCCCATATAAAGTTGTAGCAAAATATAGGAATAATGAAATAAAACCTATGCTATTTCCAAGTGTTATAGAGCCTGTTGCAAAAGCATATAATCATGCTTGGATATTGGTTGAAATTAATGATATTGGAGATCAAATAGCAAACATACTTCATTATGATTTGGAATATGATAATATTCTTATGTGCTCACAGAGAGGACGAGCTGGGCAAATAGTTGGAACTGGTTTTAGTGGCAAAAAGTCTTATTTGGGAATTAGAATGACTGCTGCTGTTAAAAAATTAGGTTGCTCTAATTTAAGAACATTAATAGAAGATGATAAATTATTAACTAATGATTATGAAATTATTAGTGAAATGACAACGTTTATTCAACGTAATAGCACCTTTATGGCAGAAGAAGGTTGTAATGATGATTTGGTAATGTGCCTTGTTATTTTTGCATGGTTAGTTGCTCAACCCTACTTTAAGGAGATGACGAATGATGATATTAGAAAAAGAATATATGAAGAACAAGAAGATCAAATAGAAGCAGATATGTCACCTTTTGGATTTATATCAACAGGTCTTGAAGATAGTTCAACATTCACAGATCCTAATGGAGATACGTGGCATTTTGATGAATATGGGGATAGAAGTTACATGTGGGATTATATGTAAATGGACTTAGACGATCAATTTAATTTAGAACATTTATTATTGACTGAAAGAAAATGTAGAACATGTAAAAAAACAAAAATGCTAACTGATTCTTTTTATAAAATTAGAAAAAAAACCACATTATCTTCATCATACTCTTACGAATGTAAAGAATGCACAATACAAAGAATTATTGAATCTAAAAAGAAAAAAATTTATAGCAATAATTGGGAATACCCAGATTGGTGATATTGTTCATGCACCGTTTCCCCAGTTGAAAGAGATAAAATAATAAATATTTCTAGAATAATCTTGGATTATAAGGAGAAATAAGATGCCACTCAATTTAGCATCTCCTGGAATAATTGTAAGAGAAGTTGATCTAACTTCTGGTAGAGTAGATCCAACTTCAGATGCAACTGCAGCTTTAGTAGCACCATTTGAAAAAGGACCAGTAGAAACTGCTGTTGTAGTAACAAATGAGCAAGAGTTATTAACCAATTATGGTAAACCATATACCGTTGGAAATCATTATGAGGGATGGTTTGCTGGATCTTCATTCCTAGCTTATGGTGGAAATTTACTTGTTTTGAGATCTGATGGATCAAATTTAAAAAATGCTTTTGTTGGAACTGCATCAAGCATAAAAATTAAAAGTTATGATGATTATGTGAACAAGGGATATGATGAAACTTCGATTTCAAATGTTACTTTTGCCGCTAGAAATCCAGGTTCTTGGGCAAACGGAATAAAAGTTGCAATTATAGATGCAAAATCTGATCAAATTTTAACAGGAATTACAACTTTAGGAGGATTATATACTCCAAGAGTTGGTTATGCAGTAACTCAATCTGTTGAAGGTAGAGTAAACATTGGCGCAGGAACAACTTCAGTTTTAACTGGATATATTAAGGGAGTAATTACTGGAGTTTCAACAAATCAAGTTGAAGTAAAAGTTTTAAGTCATGTTTCTGCTGCAGGCACAGAAACACCAGTTGATTATCAACCACAAGGTTTATGGAGATTCTCTGCTTCTGGATCAGTTGCCATACATACAAATGGTCAAAATGTTGCTTGGGGATCAACTGTATATACTAGTGCTCCAGATTGGTTCGACAATCAATCAATATCTTTAAACAATGTATCAATACCATGGAATTCTGTTGCAAATAGACCTACTACATCTAGATTTGCTGCCGCTAGAGGATCTAGGTTTGATGAAATTCACGTAGTTGCATTAGATGGAAATGGATCAATTACAGGTAATGAAGGTACTATTTTAGAAAAACATCTTTCACTTTCAAAGGCAAAAAATGCAGTTTATTCTGCAGGAAGTCCTTCTTATTGGAATAAGTATATTGGAGAAGGTTCATCTTATATTTTTGCAGGATCTCAACCAGTTGGTGTTGTAACTTGTGGTTTATCAACTTCATCATTTAATTTAGTATCAAATGGTTCTTGGAATCAAAATACAGCAAATAATCTAATATTTGATGGCATAGGATCTCTAACATATACTCTTTCTGGTGGTGCAAATTATAATGGCGGAACTTCACTGGATGAATCTGGAGCACTGTCAACAACATTGACAGATATATCCTCCGGATATGATTTGTTAACAAATACAGAAGAATATGATATTGATTTTATTTTGATGGGTTCGGCATCTTATGAAAAAGAAGTTGCACAAGCCATTGCTTCAAAAATTATTGCAGTTGCACAAGAAAGACAGGATTGCTTAGCTTTTGTATCCCCATATAAAGGATCTATGTTACTGGAGAGTGGAACATCTTCATTCACTCCAATAAATAGCGCAACAATAACTGAAAATATCATTGGTTTCTATTCGCCAATTCCATCCTCGTCTTATGCAATTTTTGATAGTGGATATAAGTACATGTATGATAAATTCTCAGGAACATTCAGATACATCCCATTGAATGGTGATATTGCAGGTTTATGTGCCAGAAATGATGTTCAGGCGTTCCCATGGTCTTCTCCAGCAGGAACAACCAGAGGTGCAATTTTAAATGCCGTTAAACTAGCATACAATCCATCAAAATTACAAAGAGATAGACTTTATTCAAATAGAATCAATCCTGTAATTTTCTCGCCAGGATCTGGAATTATCTTATTCGGTGATAAAACCGGATTAGCAAAAGCATCTGCCTTTGACAGAATTAACGTTCGTAGATTGTTCATTTATATTGAGAATGCAGTTTCCGCTGCAGGAAGAGATCAACTTTTCGAATTCAATGATGATGTTACTAGAAGTAATTTTGTAAATATTGTTGATCCATTCTTAAGAGCAATTCAAGCTAGAGGTGGAATAATTGATTATAGAGTTGTTTGTGACGAATCAAATAATACTGCTTCTGTTATAGACAGTAATGAACTTGTAGCAGATATCTATATCAAACCAGCTCGTTCTATTAACTTTATCGGGTTAACTTTTGTTGCAACTAGAACAGGGGTTTCTTTTGAAGAAATTATTGGATCTGCTGTTTAATTTTTCCATACAAAAAACAATAGAGGTAACAAACAATGGCCGCTAAAAGAACTATTGAACAATTTAGAGCAAAACTAGCTGGTGGTGGTGCTAGACCCAATTTATTTGAAGTGGAGTTAAATTTTCCAACGTCACTTAACGCACAAACAATTGATGGTGCTGCTGCAAAAACAAATTCTCAGTTTTTAGTCAAAGCAGCAGCTTTACCAGCATCAAATATAACTCCTATTGATGTACCATTCAGGGGGAGAATTTTAAAATTAGCAGGCGAAAGAACATTTGATACATGGACAATTACTGTCCTTAACGATACTGATTTTTCAATTAGAACTGCTTTTGAGCAATGGATGAATGGTATAAGCAAACTAGATGATGCTAGTGGCGAAGTTAATCCAGAAGATTACAGCCAAAGTGCAAAGGTTTTCCAGTTAGATAGATCTGGAGATGTAATGAGAGAATATGAATTTTATGGTTTATTCCCAACTAATATATCCCAAATTGATTTATCAATGGATAGCTCTGATACTGTTGAGGAATTTACAGTAGAACTTCAAGTTCTTTGGTGGAAAGCTGTTTCTAGCACTGCTAGTGGAGCACCTGATATTACCTGATAAATAGATATACAAAGTTCATTTTAATTTTATACAATGCCAAGACTTTTTGGTTTTTCTATTGAAGATCCTGATAATAAAAAATCTAAAATTGTCTCCCCCGTTCCTCAAAATAATGAGGACGGGGTTGATAATTATATTGCTAGTGGATTTTATGGTCAATATTTAGATATTGAAGGTGTTTTTAGAACTGAAAACGATCTAATTAGAAGATATAGAGAAATGGCATTACACCCAGAGTGTGATGCCGCAATTGAAGATGTTGTAAATGAAGCAATTGTTAGTGATTTATATGATTCTCCTGTCGAAATAGAATTATCAAATTTAAACGCAAGTGATAAAGTTAAAGAAAAAATAAGAGAAGAATTTAAATATATTAAAGAGATCATGGACTTTGATAAAAAAGCCCATGAGATTTTTAGAAATTGGTACGTTGATGGAAGACTTTATTACTTAAAAATAATTGATCAAAAAAATGCATCTGATGGAATTAAAGAAATCAGATATGTTGATCCAATGAAGATGCGTCATGTTAGGCAGGAAAAAAAGAAAGGGGATTCAAGAATTCCTATGTCTGCCGAAATGATTAATCCGATGAACGGTAGAAATTCTGATAAAGAAGTATATTCTCCAGAAATTGAAGAGTACTTTATATACACACCTGCTCCAAATTATCCAACTGGTATGATTTCCAGTTCTGGAGCACAGAAAGGTATTAAAATAGCAAAAGATACAGTTACTTATTGTACATCTGGACTAGTAGATAGAAATAAAGGAACAGTTCTTTCATACTTACACAAATCAATTAAAGCTCTCAATCAATTGAGAATGATTGAGGATTCTCTTGTCATTTATAGGTTATCACGTGCCCCAGAGCGCAGAATTTTTTATATTGATGTTGGCAATTTACCAAAAGTAAAGGCAGAACAATATCTTCGTGATGTTATGAATCGTTATAGAAATAAAATGGTTTACGATTCAAATAACGGAGAAATTCGTGATGATCGTAAGTTCATGAGTATGCTTGAGGACTTTTGGCTACCTCGTCGTGAAGGTGGTAGAGGAACAGAAATTACTACTCTTCCTGGTGGTCAAAATCTTGGAGAACTTGCAGACATTGAATACTTCCAGAAAAAACTTTACCGAGCACTTGGTGTCCCAGAGTCTAGAATTGCAAATGATGGTGGATTTAATTTAGGTAGATCTTCAGAAATTTTAAGAGACGAATTAAAGTTCACTAAGTTTGTTGGCAGATTGCGTAAAAGATTTGCCAACATGTTTACTGACATGTTACGTACACAATTAATTTTAAAAAATATTGTTACCCCAGAAGACTGGGAAAAAATGGCAGATCATATTCAATATGATTTCATTTATGATAATCAGTTTTCAGAATTAAAAGAAACTGAATTAATGACTGAAAGATTAAATCTTTTGGCAGTAATGGAACCTTATATTGGAAAGTATTTCTCTGCACAATATGCTAGAACAAAAGTTCTTCGTCAAACTGATGCAGATATTGTAGAAATAGACCAGCAAATTAAAAAAGAAATTGAAGAAGGTATTATTCCTGATCCAAATGCAGTAGATCCAATTACAGGAGAACCTTTGCCAATGGGCGGTGATCCTGGATTAATGGGACAAGTTCCACAAGAACCAGATCTCGAATCCCAAGCGAAAGTTACAAATGCACAGTCTCAAAAAGACGCCAAAAAATCGCAAATATAAATAATTGATATAAATACACTAAATTTGTATGGATAAAATTATCGATTTGATTGCGACTGATTCTAGTGCTGCTGATATTTCGGATTTAATTAAAGATACTCTTTTTGCAAAGTCCGCTGAAAGAATTAATTCGATTCGCCCAGATATTGCAAACACTTTATTCAATACGAATAGCGCAGAGGAAACGGAGGAGTAATGGCTAATCTTTTACTTAAAGGAGAGGAAGCAGCACTTCCAACAAGTGCCGGAGCTGGAACTAGTTTTTCCGAAGCAACGCTTGTTCGTCTTGTCAATACTGCTGCTGTTGGTAGTAATTATTTGGTAACACTTCAAGAAACTGCTGGTGGAACTACCGTAGGATCATTCACTCTTATGGGTTCAACCGAAGTATTACTTGAAAAGAACCCAACATATACATTATATGCGGCAAATGCTGCAGTAAAAGGAACAAAAGTAGGATTTACAAACTAGAAAAATGAAACTTATCACAGAAGAAGTACAGAAGGTAAAATTCATTACTGAGGGAAAAGGAACTCAGAAAAAGATGTATATTGAGGGTATTTTCCTTCAAGGTGATATTTGTAATCGTAACGGAAGAATGTATCCTATGGAAACTCTTTCCCGCGAGGTAAAGAGATATACAGAAGCATTTATCAATAAAGGTCGTGCCCTTGGCGAACTCGGTCATCCAGATGGTCCTACTGTAAATCTTGATCGTGTTTCTCATAAAATTGTTTCTCTTGAGCAAAAGGGAACCAATTTTTATGGTAAAGCACAACTTCTTGAAACCCCTATGGGTAAGATTGCAAAATCACTTATTGGCGAAGGAGTTTGCCTCGGCGTTTCTTCTCGTGGTGTAGGATCTCTTAAAATGACCAATGAAGGTCATAAAGTAGTTGGTGAAGACTTTATGTTAGCAACTGCTGCAGATATTGTTGCCGATCCTTCTGCTCCTGATGCTTTTGTTCAGGGAATTATGGAAGGTAAAGAATGGGTTTGGGAAGGTGGAATTCTCCGCGAAAGACTCGCTGAACAAACAAGACGTAGAATTAATACTCTTGCAGATCAGAAAATTCTTGAAGAGCATAAGCTCAATCTATTCCAGAATTTCCTCTCAAATTTATAAATTAATAAATAAATATAGATTATAAACAGAAATCTAAACAAATGTCCGTTGGTAGAAATTTACAAGAAATGGAAAACGTAGTAACCAAAGGAGCAAAACCTGCTGAACCAATGCCTAAGTTAACCAAGGGTATCCCCGATGGTCAAACAGGTAGTTGGGAAGATTTAGGTGGTCCTACTCCAGAAAATTATCGCTCAGACGATGATTCAGCAAAACTAAAGGATGCATCATCTCCTTTGGCGCAAGTAAAAAATGTTGTCAACAAAGGTGCTAAAGGTGCAGATCCTATGCCTGCAGCAATTGTTGGCAAGAAAGCTAGCTATGGCGAAGAGATTGAAGCAGACGATGAAGATCTGATTTCTGAAGCGGAAGAGAGTGAAGATGATGAAGATGAGGATGAAGATCAAAATGGAAATTCTTCTAAAAAGAAAAAGAAGAATGAAGATGAAGACGAAGAAGTGAAGGAAGAAGTCGAAGAAGACGATGAAGATGTAGAAGAAGACGAAGAAGTAGAAGAAGAAATTGACATCGAAGAAGATGTCAGAGCTCTTCTGGAAGGTGAAGATCTTTCGGAAGAGTTCCAAGAAAAAGCACGTGTTATTTTTGAAGCTGCGATTAGATCAAAAGTTTTAGAAATTAAAGAAGATATTAGAAGTGCTTATGAAGAAGCTCTAATTGAAGAAGTTCAGGAAATTAAATCTGAACTTACTGACCGTGTAGATGCTTATCTTGAGTATGTTGCTGAAGAATGGTTGCAAGAAAATAAGCTTGCAGTTGAGCACGGTCTTAAGACTGAGATGACCGAATCATTCCTACAAGGTATGAGAGGTCTTTTTGAAGATCATTATGTATCAATCCCTGAAGATAAATATGATGTAATCGAGAGTATGGTAGATAAACTTGATGAAATGGAAACAAAACTCAACGAGCAAATCGAAAGAAACGTTGCTCTAAAGAAAAGATTAGCAGAGTCAGTTGCAGATGTAATTTTTGCAGAAGTATCTGAGGGTCTCGCACTTTCTCAGAAGGATAAACTCGCTTCTCTTGCTGAAAATGTTGAGTTTGAAAGTGAAGCAAACTATCGTGAGAAACTAGTTACTTTAAGAGAATCTTATTTCTCGTCAAGAGTTTCTAGTGCTCAAAGAGATGACTCTGAGACCTTGTCTGAAAGCACAGATGTGCAACTTGCCCAACCACAAGTAGGTGGGATTATGGAAGCATATCTTCAGACTCTTGGCAGAGTTGCCAAAAAGTGATTTTTAAATCATAAAAATTCAAACTAACAATTTTAAAAAGAGGTAAAAACAATGCAAGGGTTCAACACAGAACTATTGCAGGAGAAGTGGGCTCCCATCCTTGACTATCAAGGTATGGATCCGATCAAAGATTCGCATCGTAGAGCCGTAACTGCAATCCTGCTAGAAAACCAAGAAAAGACACTTCGTGAAGAGCGCGAGTTTCTTTCCGAGTCACCAACAATGAACACTGGTTCATCTGGTGCAACTGCAGGTTTTAGTGCTAATGCATCTTCTCCTGTTGCAGGTTTCGATCCTGTTCTAATTTCTCTCATTCGCCGTTCAATGCCAAACTTGGTCGCTTATGACCTCGCTGGTGTTCAACCAATGAATGGACCTACTGGTCTTATCTTCGCAATGCGCTCAAGATACAATGGTCCTGGAACCAGTAACGATGAAGCGTTCTTCAACGAAGCTGACACTGCATTCTCCGCACAGGGTAGTACTCGTGCAGAAAGTGGTTTAGGTTCAGGTTACGTAGCTAACTCCAGTGGTGGATCTGTTGGTTTCGGCACTACTGCTGCTCAGGGAGGAACTAATCCAGGTCTTCTCAGCCCAGATTCCAACACCACTCAGGCCGACTATACAGTTGGTCGTGGTATGGACACCGAAGATTCAGAATCTTTAGGTGAAAGCGGTGGTGCGCAGTTCAATCAGATGGGCTTCTCAATTGAGAAGGTCACTGTTACTGCAAAGTCAAGAGCACTCAAGGCCGAGTATTCACTGGAACTCGCCCAAGACCTCAAGGCAATCCACGGTCTGAACGCAGAAGCAGAACTCGCTAATATTCTTTCTAGCGAAATTCTTGCTGAAATCAACCGCGAAGTTATCAGAACAATCTACAAGGTTGCTAAATCTGGTGCTCAGCACAACGTTGCTACCGCTGGTAAGTTTGACCTTGATGTTGACTCCAACGGTCGTTGGTCGGTTGAGAAGTTCAAGGGTCTCATCTTCCAGATCGAGCGTGATGCAAACGCAATCGCAGTAGAAACCCGTAGAGGAAAGGGTAACATGATCCTCTGCTCGGCTGACGTTGCTTCGGCACTCACCATGGCAGGTGTACTTGATTACACCCCTGCACTTAACGCCAACCTCCAGGTTGATGACACTGGTAACACCTTCGCTGGTGTTCTCCAAGGTAAGTATCGTGTTTATATCGATCCTTATTCGGGTGGTTCAAACGTTAATGCTTCTGGTGGTCAGTACTACGTTGTTGGTTATAAGGGTACTTCACCTTATGACGCAGGTCTCTTCTACTGCCCATATGTTCCTCTCCAAATGGTTCGTGCCGTTGGTGAGAACACCTTCCAG